AACTGCGCCAGCTAATACGCTTCATGTTCAAAAAGACGTTGATGATTTTGTCGCTAAAATTGAAAATGACGGAAATTCAACTAGCAGTAATGGGCTTTGGTTGGATACCAGATGGAACACCGGAACTAACACGGTATTAAAAGTAACGAGTAATAGCGGAACTGCTGATCTCTTTTATATAAAAGGCGACGGCTTGGTCGGCATCGGGGCGGCTGCGCCAACAGCGAAACTCGACGTTCTTTTAGGTGATGATGAAGTAGTGAGGTATAAGTCAGCCGCCCAGACCCTGTTTGAGTTCTGGAAGGAAGGCAGCACCGAAGAGGCGCGGTTGAATATAAAGCACGGTGGCGCACTAAAGATTCATTTACGAGGAAATGGAGACTCATATTTCAATGGCGGCAACGTCGGCATCGGCACGACGAGCCCCAATGGAGCACTCCACGTAGAAGACTTAACTGGAACGAATGTTACACAGTTTATTGCAGGGACCGGAAGTGCCATAGACTTAGCCTTTGGCGACCCTGATGATGACAATATAGGAATTATAAAATACAACAATGCTGGAGATTATATGTCTTTTAGGACAAATAACTCTGAACAAGTACGCATAGACTCCTCCGGCAACGTCGGGATAGGGATCAGCAGTAGTATTGCTACTAAACTTCAAGTCGCATTGGGCCACATTGCGATTGATAATTTAATGGCGTACCAGTCTTTCACAGCCGGTGGAACTAGGCGCAACTTACTGTCGGTTGACGACGACGATACGATAACTATCGGAGATGCTCCAGATTTCGGTGAGATAACCATTTTGGACAGCGGCAATGTCGGTATCGGGACGCCTGCACCAGACTTCGCCCTGGATGTTGCTGGTGATATTGGCGTAGATACACATATCTATCATAACGGAGACCATAATACATTCATGCATTTTGGTGCTGATACATGGAAAGTAAGAACGGGAGGTACTGATCGATTATATGTTGGCTCCTCCGGCAACGGCAACGTCGGCATCGGCACGACTGGATCAGGCAACAGGTTGGCCGTAGAGTTAGCTGACGCAAACACAGGCATAGCTAGTGGATATTCTCAATTGGAGCTTACCAATACGAATGCAACCGTTGGAAATTATTCCAGAATCTTTTTTAACGATACGGTAGGTGGGGGTGTGTCGGCAATAATCGGCGCAAAAACAGTAGACCATGACAACAACTATGGTGATTTAGAGTTCTGGACAAGAGGGGCTGCTGATGCTGCTACCCGCATGACCATCGACAACACTGGCCGCGTCACCGTCAAGAAATCCAGTAACGGGGAGGTTGATGTACTAACCAGTTCAGTAAGTATCACACCTGACTTTGATGCGTCGAATGACTTCAGCCTGACGCTTGACCATGACACAACGCTTGAAAACCCCGGCACACCTGATCCGGTTCCGGGGCAGAGCGGGTGCATCGTTATTACGCAGGGGTCAACTGGCGGCACAATGACATATGGAACCGAGTGGTTGTTTGAGGCTCAAACCGCACCAACTTTAAGCACCACCACAGGGTACGTTGATAACCTTGTTTACTATGTGGCTGCTGTGGACAAAATCCACGCGGTGTTACTAAAGGACTTCGGTTAAAATGTCATTCGGCGGCGTACATCCATTCATGCTCAAGAAGGCGGCGGCTGCTGGCGGTGGAACCTTCCCAGTGCTGGATGAATCATCTGGCGGAACTGAATACGATGAAGATGATTATAGGTACGTTACATTTAACTCTGGCGGTAACTTGATATTCTCCAGCGCGGGCAGCACGGGCAATAACAAAATTGACGTTCTGGTGGTAGCGGGCGGTGGTGGTGCGGGTGGGACTTACTACAATGGTTCAGGAGGCGGCGGTGCTGGCGGATACATACTTACCGAAAACCACATCATAACTGCTACCACCTATGCTGTGGAAGTTGGGGGAGGTGGCGATGGGGGTACTACAGAGTACAGGGGTTTAGCCGGAACTGATAGTTCGTTTGACAGCCCCACGATTGTAGCCTCTGGAGGCGGTGGCGGTGGCGCAAGGAAACAGACTGGGTTACAAAATGTTTGCAACGGACTTGACGGAGGATCGGGTGGTGGAGCCGCTTACTCGGTGGACAGTTCTGGCGATGATGCTGGCGGGACTGGTGTGGCTGGGCCTCCTCGCCAAGGATATGATGGAGGAGATGGATTTGATGGCTCCGGCACTGGCGGTGCTGGCGGTGGCGGTGGAGCGGCGGAGGTTGGCGAGCCAGGAACTGCCTCCGTAAACGGTGATGGCGGAGACGGGGAAGACCCCGGTTATCCTACGGCTGTTGGTGGTGACTTCGGCTTCTTTGCAGGAGGCGGAGGTGGAGCAGGTACGGCCAGCGGAGGACAAGGCGCGGGTGGCGCGGGTGGTGGTGCGAATGCTGTTACAGGCGACGGCCCCATTTATGGTGATGATGGTGACGACAACACGGGCGGCGGTGGCGGCGGAGTGGCGGCTCCGACTGATGATGGTGGAGCAGGTTCGTATTATGGTGATGGCGGGAACGGAGGATCGGGAGTCGTAATAGTCAGATTTAAGTATCAGTAATGGCACACTTTGTACAATTAGATGAGGACAACGTGGTTACGAGAGTTATTCGTGTGGGCAACGAAAGGCTACTTGATGCCGAAGGAAACGAGTCAGAGGAACTGGGCATCGCGTTCCTCAAGGAGCGGTATGATGCCGATGGGATATATAAGCAAACCAGCTATAACACCAGAGGAGGGAAGCATAGATTGGGCGGCACACCGTTTCGCGGGAATTACTGTGGAGCGGGTTGTTTATATGACTCGGAGTTGGACATATTTTTACCCCCGAAACCGTACCCTAGCTGGGTAGCCAACGGGGAGACTTGCAGATGGGAGCCACCTGTTCCGATGCCAGACGATGCTGGCCCTGACAAGCATTACGAGTGGAACGAGGAATCCGGTGCGTGGGAAGAATTTACGTTGGAAGGATAATTTATGGCAAACACATATAAATGGAGCCGCCTAGAGGCGGTCGTAAAAGATGAGGACGACCTCTCCAATGTGGTCGTGGATTTAGTCTGCGGGATGACCGGGACGGACGGCGAATACCCTGTGTACATCGACACGATGCACAAGCTACCTGCGCCTGACCCGGACAATTTCATTCCGTTTGAGGACTTAACACAGGAATGGGCGGTGGAAATCGCTGATACGGTAGCCGAGGAGCGAGGCTTTAGGGCGTCACTGGACAAGCAGATTGAAGCTGCGAAGGTGAGGCCAACCAGCAAGCCATTTGCGTGGCAGCAACCAGCACCGAGCGGATAATTCAGGATGACGATAAGGGTGGATGCAAATGATAGACACAATAAAAACTTGCGGGATAAACGGGGCCGTTCTAGGCGCGACCACCCTTGATTCCGTGGAAACTGGCCTGTCGATCTTGCTGCTCGCAATCACGATTGCGTGGACATCGGTTAAGCTCGCGAAGCTATTAAAAGACAAATGAAAGATAAACTAAAATCACGGAAACTGTGGATGGCGATTGGCGGCTTGTTAACTGTCATGGCCACTGAATGGTTTAACCTGTCACCGGAGTTGTCAGAGCAAGTAATCGGGGCAGTCATAATAATTGTGCCAGCCTACGTTGGCTCCCAAAGCATAGTGGATGCGATGAAGGAATATGCTGCGAAGAAATGATATTGGAAGCATTGAAGGGGTTAGCGGCTCTGCCGAAGTTGGTAGAAGCCGTGGAAAGAATCGGAGACAAGCTGGATGACAAAGCGGCACTGGAACGGTTGGGGGAGAAGCGTGATCGTAATCGCGCTGCTGTTGACGGGGTGCTTGTCGCCGCGTCTGGACAACGGGGAGAGGATGATAGCTCACCCGCAGTTTCAGGCGGCGACACTGGCGGCTCCTGAATGGGTGCGGGAAGCATTGGATATTATAGCTGAACTGGAGTCAGAAATAGAACGAGGAGATTGATTATGCCGAAAAAGGGAACGAGAGCCGGGGCTAGAAAGCCGCCCAAGGGTTCGCTCAGTGGGCGTTCCGCTGAGCAGCAAAAAGTCGATAAAGCATTTGGGATTCCGATCAAACTTATTAAGGGCGTCATGGGGGCCGTAGACCCACGCCTTGCTGAAACCAAGAAGGCGCGTGCTTCTCGACTAGCGGATGAGGCTTTTGCAAAAGAGTTAGGGAAGCTGTCTAAATTTTGGGACTCACCACTGGACAAGTCTACGGGTCGCTTCCATGAGCGCGTAAAGGTTTACAGGGAGCGGTATCGTTCCCAGAAGAAAAAGCCTGCCAAATCCGGCAAGAAACCAGCAAAGCTAACCACGCCGCGTCGTAAAAAGTAATGCCAAGGAATACTAAACAGGTCGCAGACGGCGATGCGCGGTTCATGGGGATCGCGCCAAGGCTCGACCCTGCCTCGCTACCTGAAGGCATGGCGAGTGAGGCTCGCAATATGCGCTTCCGCAACGGCGTGGCTGAGAGCCGTAAGGGTATGTATAAATGCCCTTGGGTAAATAATATCACGCCGGAGATCGACTCCAAGGTGCGTCCGTTTGGCGAGGTTCACGGGGTCGGCGTATTCCGCAACCCGAACAACTTGGAATTCGTAATCATCGCGGCGGATAACACGGTCTACTACACGCGGCAGAACAATAACCCGATTGAACTGGCCCTGCCAACTGGTGTGAGCATCACCGGCACAGTCAATTTCACGCAGGCGTTCAACAAGATCATCATGTGGCGCGGGGAAGACTTCGCGCCGCTGGTGATGACCAGTGAAGACACTGGCTTTGTTGATCTCGTTGATCAGTGGGACAGCACAGCGGCCTACGCTGTTGACGACGAGGTATCCTTTGGGCCACTCGTTGCCGTTACGAGCATCACGCACACGGGCGGTGTAGCAACAGTGACCACATCAGCCGAGCATGGTTACTTGACTGGCGCGGATGTGACGATTGCCGGGTCGAGCGACACGGAATTTAATGGACGCTTTAACGTGACGGTGACCAGCGCGACTGAGTTCACTTACGAAGTTGCGAGCAGCACCAGTCCTGCGGGCGGCACGATCACGGCGACTAACAATCAGGATTACTATGCCTGCACGGTGATAACGAGTGCAGGCGAGAGTCCGGTCACGACGAGCGGAAGCTGGAGTGCGTTAAACACGATCATGCCTAACTGTACGCACGGCGTGTTCATTGCGAACAGGCTGACGGCCCCCACGCGCTACGACGCCTCCTCGACGGCATACGGAAACCATCGTCAGTTCATAGCGGTTAGCGATTCCTTGGATCACGCACACACGTTTTTTAATCAGATATTCAGAATCAACTTCGGCTCGGACAGCGAAATACGTGACCTGCTTGTTTATGACGAAAACCGACTGCTCATCTTTACCGACAAGGATGTGAGCATGGTCACTGGCTACATCATCACCAACGAATCGCCGGGAACTAACACTGCGTTCAGTTCAGGCGTCAGCATCCAGCCAGTCATTCGTAACTACGGCGTGAGCGGCAGAGGCGCAGCAGTGGTGGTGGGCAGTGACGTTTACTTTTATGCGAGCCGCCGAGGCGTCGTGAGTCTGGCCCAGACGGAGCAGAGCAAAGTGCGCGGAGTGGATATGCCACTCAGTGAACCTGTGCAGCCACTGATTGATCGCATTGATCCTAGACATGAGGACAAGATTCGGTTGGCGTGGTGGGACAATAAACTTTATGTCGCATTGCCCCTCGATGACGGCAGTAGCGGGAACAATGCGCTACTCGTTTACGACTTTATAAATCAAAGCTGGGTGAGCCACGACAGTGGCACGGCAGTAACACCAGCCGAGTTCTTCGTTGCACAGTACAATTCCGCACAGAGACTGTTTTATGTAGGCACAGACGGTTTCATCAATCTGGTTGAGGAAAACGATTCAGGCGATGACCTCGCTGACTTAACGCAGGCAGACGGGCTGGCGACTACAGACTTTGAAAGCTACCTGCTCACTCGCGGCTACCACACCAACGACATTGACCATCGGGAGTTCAAGACGGCTGCGGTGAACATCTCAACATGGAATCCTAATTTCACTGTCAAGGCAAAGACCGATGGAGCGAATGAATCGCAGACATTGGTGAGTAATCGCACCAAGAGCAGGTTCAATTATTATCGGCCATTTGATGCTGCTCCGTATCTGGAGCATAACGATAATGCCGATCACGCTGACCCGTACCGCGAGGATTACAGCGTCGAGTTGGATGTAGACGCTGACACGATTATGACTGAGGGCGGCGATGTTATTACCGCGGAGGACGACAGCGAACTGGTCATCGAAGGATTGGTTGGCGGCTTTGTCCTTGGCAGTGCTGGTGTAAACTTCAACCGCTTTCAGGAAACGCTCGAACCATTTGCACTGACACCGCGCATGGGACGATACACTCAACTGGAGTTAAGCAACACATCGGGGCGGATTAAAATTAATCAAGCAACATTAACAAATCAGCAGGGCGACCGAACAATCGGCGTCAAATCATGAGGGTAATATTATGGCGGTAAGCGCAACTGTAACAGCGGGTAAAATTTTCTCAGCAGACGAGGTGGTAACGATTAGCGAGCTTAACAAGCTCGGCACACCCACCGTGGACATCTCTGGCGCAGTTGGTGCTTTGAGTTTGGCAGACGGTTCAGTTACCAACGCCAAAATCCAAGCAGCCACCGGCATTCAGTATGACAAGTTAGAGACTCTGGCTACCGGCGAACTGGTGGTGGGCAACGCTGGCACAGCCACGGCCACGGCCTTGAGCGGTGACGCGACCATCGCCGCTGGTGGTGCAATTACGATTGCCAATGATGCGGTTACGACGGTTAAGATTCTGGATGACAACGTAACGACTGCAAAGATTCTTGATGCCAACGTAACGACGGCAAAGATTCTTGATAACAATGTCACGCTGGCAAAGCTAGATGATGGCACTCAGGGTGATGTGCTTTACTACGGGGCCAGCGGTGCGCCTGCCCGTTTGAGTGCAGGCACGGATGGGCAGGTTCTTGAAAGCGGCGGTGCTGGAGCTAATCCAAGCTGGGCGAACACCGGCCCCAAGGGCATGGAGGTATTTACTGCTGACGGCACATTCACCGTTCCTGCAAAGGTAACTTCCGTCAAGGTGACGGTTGTTGGGGGTGGCGGTGGTGGGCGGAGTGAATCAAATCCCGGTTCGCAAGGAGGAGGAGGTGCTGGGGGTGCGACCATAGAGGTCATTACGGGACTGGTTCCAGCCGCAGATATTACAGTTACAGTTGGTGATGGAGGGGCTGTGAACACCGACGGTGGAGACTCTTCGTTCGGGGGATACTCTTCGGCAACAGGTGGGGCGAAGGGAGCAACCTCTTCGGGCGGCGCGGGTGGCGTTGGCTCCGGTGGAGATATTAATTTTACAGGCCAGAGTGGTGGTGAAGGATTCACGAACGCCGGTGGCGCGGCGTTCGGGGGAAACTCTCTGATGGGATTCGGCGGGAGGGAATCAACGGGGACTCAAAAGAATGCCGTCAACTACGGTGGTGGTGGGGCAGGATCGCACGACAACACCGCATCATACGCTGGCACAGGCTCAGGTGGTATCGTCATCGTGGAGTATTAGGAGTGAAACCGTGGCAGGAAGCAAAGAGATGGCAGATGAAAAACTCGGACATCCCGTTCGAGGTGGTCTTGGCCGACTACATGGACAACGGCTACGTGGTGAGCGGGCAGGACTGTTTCATCATGGGCAAGCCGCTGTTATGGGAGAAGGACGAGATGCACAGTGGCAAGGAGGCGAACTGTTGGTTCGTGCAGTTGGCATCGGGCAAGGATGCCTTGAGGAGATTTTTAGAAGTAGCCCCGTTCAAGCTCAAGTACGTTGCTTGGCAGCGTCATGGATCGGGTCGCTACCACGTTTACACATGGGAGCAATATGAGAATAAGGTAAAACGACATGGGAAGTACAAAGATAGCAGCACCACCGCCGCGTGATTATCCAAGGGAACTCGAAGAGTCACTGGAGACGCAGATAAAACTCGCGCCCGACCTGTACGGAGCGGAAGCCAGCGAGGCGTATGGGCAACCTGCCTACACGCGCCTTGGTCTGCGCACGCTGGAGGAGGCGTTGATGGGTGGCGAAGGTAGTCGCGGTTTGATGGATATTTATGGTGAGATGCAGCCTCGCCTTTCAGCGATGGAATCTGCTTCCGCACGCGCAGGCAGACAGGCTGACTTGGCCGATGTGGAGACTTACGGACAGCAGGCCACTGAGGCATTGCTGGGCAGTGACCCCTATAAGAAACAACTCAGTGACGAGTTGAGCCGCCAAGCCCTCTCCGAGCTTCAGGCGGGTGCAACGCTAGACCCTTCGCTGCGGCGTGAGGTGCAACAGAGTTACCGCCAAGCAGCTACCGCCAGAGGGATGGCGTACAGCCC